GAGATTAGTCGTAGGTATGTAGATGATGAGCCTGAGTTCTATGAGCCTGATGAATGGCGTGGTAGGGCTGATGATAAGAAGCAGGGTAGTGCGGGTGCAGTAGAGTCTGTACCTGTAGGTGCTTTAAAGGTTCAAGGGTATTGCCTAGCAGCTTACCAAGACCTATTGTCTGGTGGCGTATGCCCAGAGCAAGCACGTATGGTGTTGCCACAAAGCACCATGACTGAATGGTATTGGTCAGGTAGCCTTGACGCCTTCGCTGATATGTGCAATCTACGGTGCAAGGCTGATACTCAATACGAAACAACTAGGGTTGCTGAGTGCATATCTTTGGCTATGCAATCTTTATTCCCCTTATCATGGGAGGCACTAATACAATGATGGAGCTATCTCTAATTAGAACCCTGCACGATCAGGAGTTCTATGAGGATCACAAGGGGGTGAAATGCCCTGACAAACTATTCACTAAAGACATACGCAAGATCAAGCGTGTCTTAGATAATGCAATGGAGAAGTATGACCGCACTATATCCACCTCAGAGCTGGAAGCTTTGTTCTTCTCTGAGTACAGCACTATGACTACAGCTAACAAGGTTCTATACGAAGGGCTGTTCACCAAGCTACGCAAAGAGATGCCTATGTCTATTGATGTAGCCTCTGATGTACTGTCTCGCATGTTTAGGCAGCACGTTGGGGAGCAGGTAGCTAACTTAGGTTTTGACTACGTTAATGGTAAGCTTACTTCCCTTGAGCCACTACGTCAGGTACTAGAGGCCCATGAAGATAACTTTATGCCTAACATGAATGTTGAGTGGGCAGACATTGACATTGATACAATCCTTGAGGCTGGCAACACACAGTCACAGTGGAAGTGGAATATACCTAGCCTAGCAGGGCGTATAGAGGGCATCAGCAGTGGACACTTCATCATTGTGGGTGCAAGGCCCAACACAGGTAAGACAAGCTTCCATGCGTCTACTATAGCCTCACCTATGGGCTTCGCAGAGCAGGGTGCTAAGTGTATGGTGCTGTGTAATGAGGAAGAGTATGTGCGTGTAGCTGAACGCTACCTGTGCGCTGCTGCCAGTATGGATACAGATGAGATCAAGTCTAACTATGCGTTAGCTGCTGCAAGGTACAAGAAGGTGCGTGAGAAGATCAGCATGTTTGACAGCACAGGTAAAGACTTAGGTTGGGTAGAGAACATCATTAAGCATAGTAAGCCAGACATAGTTGTACTTGACATGGGTGATAAGTTTGCTGTAAAGAGTAGTGACAAGTCAGATGTATATCTCAAGGCTGCTGCTATCCATGCTCGGAACATAGCTAAGAAGTACAACTGTGCTATTATATGGATGAGTCAGTTATCAGCAGATGCACAAGATAAAGTTTATCTTGATCAGTCTATGCTGGAAGGTAGTAAGACAGGTAAGGCAGCAGAGGCAGACCTAATGCTGCTGATTGCTAAGAACCAAGTTACTGAGGGTGACGATGAGGATAGCCAACGTCATATAAATGTAGCTAAGAATAAGCTAAAAGGTGGATGGCATGGGGTTGTCCATTGCGAGTTAGACGGGGGTAGGTCACAGTACCTAGCCTAAAGGAAGGTATGTAATGCGTTTTGTATTAGATGTAGAAAACACGACAAAGAAGCGGAACGGCAAGCTAATGCTTGACCCTTGGGAGGAGGGAAACTTCCTAGTTAACGTAGGGGTGCGTGACGTAGACGATGGTACAGAAGCTTTGACGTTTGATCTACAACACAAAGAGTACGTTGATCAGACAGGCGTTGAGTCTAAGCGTATCCAGAAGATATTAGATCACACTACTCTGTTGATTATGCACAATGCACAGCATGACTTGGCTTGGCTTTGGGAGTGTGGCTTTAAGTATGATGGGGCTATATGGGATACTATGCTTGCAGAGAGTATTTTACTCAGAGGAAACAACATAGAAATATCAAATAAAGGAGTAGTCAAAAAGATATCTTTGTCTTTAGGTAACACTGCTATCCGTAGAAACCTTGACTTTCAAAAGGATGACACCCTAAAGAAGTATTTCAAAGAGGGTTACAACACTGATGAGATACCTTTATCAGAGTTGACGTTCTACCTTGAGGCTGACTGCAATACCACTGCTGCTTTGTTTCACTCACAAGCTGCAGACTTTATGTTGCCTGAGTCAGCAAGTCTAGGTAAGGTGAGAGACATTACGTTTGAGGTATGTAAGCTTCTTACACGCATGAAGGCTGACGGTATGAAGGTAGACCGCAAGGCTTTGGATGCAGTGCGTAAAGAGTTTGAGGATGAGCGTGGGTCAATTCAGTCACGCCTACAGATGCAGGTGCGTGAGGTTATGGGTGACACCCCAGTTAACTTGAATAGTCCAGAGCAAATGTCTCAGGTTATCTTTAGCCGCAAGCCTCACTCCAAGGATGATTGGCCTAACTTGTTTGATAATTGTAGGAAGCTATCTGACTTAAAGGAGATCGTAAATGCTAACAGTGACCTTCTGTATCGCACTGAGGCGTTCACTTGTCCGACTTGTGAAGGCAGTGCGCAAACGTACAAAGTAAAGAAAGATGGCAGTAAGTATGCAAGACCTAACAAGTGTAAGGACTGTGACGCCAGAGGCTATCAACTCAAGAAGCAAGCAAGAATGGCTGGCTTTGGTTTCTTCCCACCTAGCGCATCTTGGGTTAGTGCTAGTGGTTTTTCTACAGGCAAGGACATACTAGATATTCTAAGGTCTACAGCTATGGATAACAAGATGGACGTAGCTGTTAAGTTCCTTGAGGACTTGAAACGGTTGAACGCTGTGTCTAGCTACCTGTCTAGCTTTGTTGAGGGTATAGACACTTTCACTAAACAGAACGATGTACTGCACGTGTCACTAACGCAGCACATTACATCTACTGGTAGGTTTAGTGGGCGGGAGCCTAACATGCAGAACATGCCTAGAGGAGGTACGTTTCCTGTTAAGCGTGTGTTCATTTCACGTTGGGCTGGAGGTAAGATCATGGAAGCTGACTTTGCACAGCTAGAGTTTAGAGCGGCTGCATTCCTGTCACAAGACGAGACAGCTATGGAAGAGATCAACACAGGGTTTGACGTACATGCATACACTGCACAGATTATCTCTGACGCAGGTCAGCCTACTGCAAGGCAAGCTGCCAAGGAACACACCTTCGCCCCTCTCTTTGGGGCAACAGGCTTTGGCAGGACTAAGGCAGAGGCAGCGTACTACGCGCACTTCATTGCCAAGTACAAAGGTATAGCTAAGTGGCACAAGAAGCTAGGTGATGAGGCTATACGGTTCCAGAAGATAACCAACGTGTCAGGTAGGCAGTATGCATTTCCCGGTACTACTAGAAGGGAAAACAATACACCTACTAACTTCACTAGGATCAAGAACTACCCTGTCCAAGGGTTTGCTACTGGTGATGTTGTACCTGTTGTATTACTTGAGATTGACAAGAGGTTAAAGACTATGAACTCTTGTATAGTTAACAGTGTCCATGACTCAGCGGTCATTGACATACACCCTGATGAACAAAAGGAGGTTATAGATGTTATTGAAGATGTTAACAACAGTCTTAATGATATAATTGATAATTACTACGGCATAAAGATGAACGTACCACTACTTTTAGAAGCCAAGATTGGACCAAATTGGCTTGACACTAAAGATGTAATATGATATAACTGCGGTTCAAATAAAAGCTCAGAAAGGATATAATATGAGCAATGAGTTATCTACAACAATGGCAAGTGCAGACCTTGCTGCAGCTATGGGTTTCAGTGCAGATGCTGATATGTCTATGGGTTCTTCCAGCGGCCCTAACCTTGCACGACTAGCCCAAGTACAAGCTCCAATCATGAAGGAGCAAGTAGATGAAGACGGAGAACTAGAAGAGAAGGTAGTCGTACCCTTGGGGGCTTACAAGCTTACTGACTCAGAGGGCGTGACTGTGTATAGCCGTAGTGCCACCATTCGTTTGTTTGCACAGCGTCAGCAGTGGACACAATGGGATAGCGACAGTAACACCATGAACAAGACAGTCATGGCTACTGTACTCAAAGGGGATCTTAAAGACACCAAAGGTACGTTTAACCTTGGGCGACCTAGCAAGTACGTTAAAGATTGGGAAGCCTTAGATGAAGATACTAAAGCAATCATTCGAAGCGTTAAGAATACCAAGATACTGTTTGGTAAAGTTAAGCTAGGCAAAGTCACGGATGAGAATGGCAAGACTGTAAAAGGTTACGACTCGGAGGTTGACTTTACAATGGACGTAAAGAATGCAGACAGTAAGCGTTCATTGGATGCAGTACTTAAAGATATTGTACTTAAGAAGCTGTTGCCGATTGAGCATACAATAACACTTTACGCTAATAAGGAGACCCTGCCTACAGGTAACAAGTATGCTACTATGGTAGCTAACTTGGGTACTAAGACTAAGATGGTGCCAGAGGATCACGCTACAGTACAGGCTTTCGTTGACTACATTGACTACGGTAACGAGTATGTACTTAGCAAGTGGAAGTCTTTACGTAAGCCTGATGTGGCTATAGACCCTGCTACACTTGACGCTATCGTGCAAGTAGAAGAAATTCCTTTCTAGGATGGACTTTGCACACGCGGCTGAACTACCCATTAAGATACTCATGCGTGATGCTACTTTAGGCCAAGCAGAAATGCCAGAAGCAATAATTGATAACGTTGCTTCTGATATATCGGCGGGACTAAACAAGCAGTTTAACGGGGGGCCAAGGGATAAGTTTAGGCTTAGAATGTCCAACATAGGACGCGCTAAGTGTCAACTCTGGTTTGAAAAGAATATGCCTTACGTTAAGGAAGACTTTCCAGACCAATTCATGATGAACATGATGCTAGGTGATATAGTTGAGGCAGTATTCAAAGGTATCCTACGCACTGCTGGTGTAGAGTTCCAAGACAATGAGTACGTATCGTTAGACTTAGGAGGAGGTAGACGTCCAATCAAGGGTGAGTATGACTTAGTGATGGCTGGCAGGGTAGACGATGTTAAGAGTGCATCTGATTACTCATACACTAAGAAGTTTGTTGACCTTGAGACACTACAGGCTAGTGATCCTTTTGGCTACGTAGCACAGCTTGTAGGCTACGCTACAGCAGCAGGTAAGAAGGTTGGGGGTTGGTGGGTAGTCAACAAGGCTAACGGTCATCACAAGTACGTTTCAGCAAAGCACGTAGACGTTGAAGAAGTCTTAGATAAGATGCGTGAAACGTATGACTACCTAGAAAACGATGAGCCACTTGAGCGTCAATACACAGACATACCTGAGACCTATCGTAAGAAAGAATCAGGTAACAGAACGCTATGCAGAGAGTGTAGCTTCTGCTCATTCAAGAAAACTTGTTGGCCTGACTATCAAGAGTTGCCATCAAGAGTATATCAAGGCAAACTAACAGCACCTACGGTACACTACACTAAGCTAAAGACAGATGCCTAAACCTAAAAGGCTACACCTTAAAGCCAAGTACAGGAGTGGTCTTGAAAAACAGACTGCTCTTGTTTTGTCTGAGTGCCAAAAAAAGGTAAGATATGAATTACTTAAAATAGAGTGGGAGGACTTACGTTATCGTACTTACACGCCTGACTTTCAGTTAGACAACGGAATCTTTATTGAGACTAAAGGTATCTTTGATAGTGAAGACAGGCGAAAGCATATGGAAGTAAGAAGACAGCACCCTGAGTTAGACATACGCTTTGTATTCAGCAACGCTAAAGCTAAACTCTACAAGGGTGCTAAGAGTAGATACTGTGATTGGTGTGAGAAAAATAACTTCTTGTATGCTCACAGGCTAATACCTCAAGAATGGTTGACAGAGCAGGGAAAGTGTGTTACACAGACTAAGATACCTCTAAAGTCAAAAAGGAAGACTTGATGCCATATACACTAGAAGATGATGAGATTGCAATACTAATTAAGCCTATGGGTAACGGACGTATTGGTACTTGTATATGTAAGAGTGATGACCACGAAATGTCTGATGAACAACTAGCAGATGCTATGGGTGTAGGACTAGCTATGATTGGCTTGTTTGAGCTACTTAATGATGACGATGATGAAGTCTATGAGGACGTTAGGTTTGCATTAGAAGAGAGAGTAGAGCTGCTACTAGAAGAGAACCAAGTACCTATGGATGATGAAGATGAAGATGTACCTCAATCTTCTTATACTTCAGAAGGTAATGTACTTACGCTAAGTGCTTTTACCAAAACTAAAGGTAACTGTTAGTATGGCTAAATGGAAAGAGACAACTATGCCCTTTGAGGTAGACATGGTAGATAAGCCACCTCACTACAACACAGCTAACATTGAATGCATAGATGCTATGAAAGCTATGTCAGAGGTAGCTAATGTAACACCTCATGAGGCATACTGTTGGCAGAACTCGTTTAAGTATCTATGGCGTTGGCCTTACAAGAATGGGGTAGAGGACTTGAAGAAAGCTAGGTGGTACTTGGATCGTTTAATACAGGAGGTTGATCTTAATGAAGACTGAGAAGTTTAGTGTTACCTTTGTCTTAAATATTGACAAGTCAAACAACATCCTATCTTCTCACCCTATGTACTATGAAGAAGATATAAAAGACTTGATGACCCGTATTATCTATGATATAGATGATGTAGAGATATCTAATATAAACGTAAAGGATCAGGGATGATTACGCAACAGGAGATAGATGACTTCGCTGAGTACGACAGAGAGGCTGCTACAGACCACACTCGTAGTCCACTAGATATGGTAAAAGAGTTTGCAGTAGCAATGGATCACCCTCTTGATGAAAAGTATGGCTACAGCAGAAAGCTAGAAGGGCTACGCTGGCTGCTTCTCAAAGAGGAGTACAGTGAAGTACGTGATGCAGATGGCCCTTTAGAGTTACTCAAAGAGTTAGCTGACTTGGTGTACGTTACGTATGGATACGCAGCTACCTATGGGTGGGACTTAGATGAAGCTGTACGCAGGGTACACACATCTAATATGTCTAAGCTAGGGCCACAAGGTAAGCCAATCAAGCGGCCTGATGGCAAAGTATTAAAAGGGTCAAACTACTGGAAGCCTGACCTGTCTGACTTAGTATAAGGAAAATAAAGTATGAATAACAATTACCTACCTAGTGACTATCAAACCTTTATTGCAACCAGCCGCTATGCACGTTGGCTTGAAGCCGAGGGGCGTCGTGAAACATGGGGTGAAACTGTAGACCGTTACCTACAGAACATAGCTAAGACATGGCTCAAGCCTGTTGACCTAGATGAAATGCGTGATGCTATACTGAGCCTTGAGGTTATGCCCAGTATGCGTTCTCTTATGACTGCAGGTAAGGCAGCAGACAGGGACAACACCTGTATGTACAACTGTAGCTATTTACCCGTAGATGACCCTAAGTCTTTCGATGAGGCTATGTTCATCTTGCTCTGTGGTACGGGGGTTGGTTTCAGTGTTGAGCGTCAGTTCATTACTAAACTCCCTGATGTTCCTACTCTTTTCCAAAGCGAAACGACTGTTGTCATCAAGGATAGCAAGGAAGGATGGGCTAAAGGTCTCAGGCAAGTGTTGGCACTCCTATGGGCTGGTGAGATTCCTAAGTGGGATATTAGCAGAGTTCGCCCTGCAGGGGCAAGACTAAAAACATTTGGTGGTAGGGCTAGTGGTCCTGCTCCTTTGGTTGATTTGTTTAACTTTGCAGTCACGACATTTAAGGGCGCACAAGGGCGTAGGCTGTCTAGTATTGAGTGTCATGATCTAATGTGTAAGATAGGGGAAGTTGTCGTTGTAGGAGGTGTTAGACGAAGTGCTATGATCAGTTTGTCTAATCTTAGTGATGACCGTATGCGTCACGCCAAGTCAGGTAACTGGTGGGAGAATGCAGGGCATAGAGCCTTAGCTAATAACTCTGTGTCTTACTCAGAGAAACCTGATAGCATGGCGTTTATGCGTGAATGGACAGCTCTAATGGAAAGCGGGAGTGGAGAGCGTGGTATATTTAATAGAGAAGCTTCGATTAAACAAGCAGCAAAAAACGGAAGACGAGAAACTTGCTATGAGTTTGGAACCAACCCGTGTTCGGAGATCATACTTCGCCCGAATCAGTTCTGCAATCTTACAGAGGTTGTCATCCGTGCGACAGACGGTTTGGAAGACCTTACAAGAAAAGTCCGTCTTGCAACTATACTGGGAACAATACAATCCACCTTCACCAACTTTCCATACTTGCGTAAGGTGTGGAACACCAACACAGCAGCAGAAAGATTGCTCGGTGTGTCACTCACAGGGATAATGGATAACAAAATGATGACCTTGGAGAATAAAGGTTTATCTAAGGCATTGGAGCATCTTAAAAATGTGGCTGTTTCTACTAACGCTGAGTGGGCTGAACGTCTTGGTATCCCTCATAGCACTGCTATTACTTGCGTCAAGCCCAGTGGAACAGTTTCCCAACTGGTTGATTCAGCTTCTGGTATTCATGCTCGTCACAGTCCCTATTATATCCGTACTGTGCGTGGAGATAATAAAGACCCCTTGACTGCGTTTATGCGTGACCAAGGTATCCCCAATGAGCCTGACGTTATGAAGCCTGATGCTACAACTGTGTTCAGCTTTCCTATGCAATCACCCTTGGGTGCAGTGTGTACGGCTGACATGACAGCACTAGAGCAGCTAGAGATGTGGCTGATGTATCAACGTCATTGGTGTGAACATAAGCCTAGCGTTACGATTAACGTTAAGCCTGACGAGTGGTTTGAAGTAGGGGCATTCGTGTACAAACACTTTGATGAAATGTCAGGTGTGTCGTTCCTTCCGTTCAATGAGCATACGTACCAACAGGCTCCATATCAAGAGTGTACTAAAGAAGGGTATAACGAAATGCTTGACAAGTCGCCGCCTAAAGTAAATTGGTCTTTGTTTGATAACTATGAAATAGAAGACAATACATCTGGTATGCAAACGATGGCTTGCACTGGTGATGTATGTGAAATGGTGGACATTACCTAAATGCAGCTAAGTCTTTTTAAAAGTTTATCGGATAAAATAGAAGACGGTGACACTAAGACTTGCAATAAATGTCACCGTCTTCTACCCTTAACTGCTTTTTCTATGCACAGTGCTTCTAACTACCAAAGACCTGAGTGTAAAAAATGCAACAACGAACTTTCTATTATACGCAGTAACTTACGAAAAGGAGTAGAACCGCCTGATAAAAACCATGTATGCCCTATCTGCTTATCTACAGAGGACCAAGTAGCGGGTAAAGGCAATAAAAAGAATGGCTCATGGGTACTTGACCATGACCACAGTAGTAATAGCTTTAGAGGTTGGCTATGTCACAAATGTAATAGAGGTTTAGGAGCCTTTAATGATAATCTCGAACATTTAGAGAATGCAATTAAATACTTAAGGGAGGACAGATATGATATGGGTATATGTAGTAGTAATGACCCTGACTACCCCTGTAACAAAGGATAACAGCTTTATTGTACACTCACCTAATATGGCATTTAAGACAGAAGAATCGTGTCAGAACTGGCGTGAGTTTGATATGCTTCGTCTTTATAATTCTAGGCCTGATGAGGGTGCTAGTGCTGTAAGTCTGTGTATAGCTATGCCGTTTAACATAGATGAAGAAAGTTAGATGAT